GTAATCACTAAGAGTTCTATTTTCAAATATTACTTCATCGGATATAAGTCCAGCAGAACCAGATCTTGAATTTTCTTTAACTAAATCAAAGTCTGAAACAGAATTCATATTGACAGCAGAGAATAAATCATGAATAGCATTAACAGATGTTACTTCAGTAGAAAGACCAACAGTTAAGTCACCTTCAACACTAGTTTCTATTTGAAGATCAGAGAATTTTCTAAACCCTAAAGCATGATTTAATGAACTAACTGGTTCATTCCAAGTATCAAAATCAATTCTAGATTTTACAGAATATGAGAAATTTTGATAATAAAGACTATCTTCTATTTTCTGTAAACTGTAATTAAGAACTCCAGAATCAGTTTCCCAACCATGATATCTCTTAGACCAAGCACCATATTTTAAATCTGCTGCATATGTGTTTATTTCACTGGCACGTCCATGAACATGAGAAGCAGATCCAATAATATCTTCATTTACTACAAATTTATCAATAGTAGATACTTTCAATAAACCAACTTTTCTATCCCATCTATCAACAACACCACTTATTGGTTCACCAAATTGATCTTTTGATGTTACTGTTTCTCCTTGTAAATAATCGGCAGGTTTAACTGAAATATTAAAAATTGGGAAGTTTTTTTGAGCAATAACTCTTCCTGCAGAAGTAGGTCCATCATAAACTCCAGGAGTTTGACCATCTTCCAAATGATCAGAAAGACTATATGCAATAGTTCCAATTCCTCCAATATTTTCATCAACTGCATTTACAGTAAAGAGTTTATACTCATAATTTGCCGAATTATATCCAGTTCCTGTAGAACCTAATCCAACACTTACATTCTCAACTAAAATTTTATCTCCCAAAGTAAATGGGAAACTTCCTGCAGTAGTATATCCTACTTTCAATGTAAGGGTTACATCCTTAGTTGTACTATTAAATCCAACTGTAGAAATTCCTACGCCATTAGTATTTTCTGTAGGAATGATATAAGGAGTAACATTATGGATTCCATCAACATTTTTCAGAATAGTTACTTTCTGAGATTTAAGATCATATTTAGCTCTAAATTCATCATGCAATTCCTCAGTTTTTCCATCAAAAATACGTAGATTTGGTGGACTGGAATATCCTTTTCCTGCAGAAGCAATTCCAATATGTTCAACACGAGCAAATTCTTTTATTTTAATAATCAAAGGTAATGCAACACTAGGCTCAAGTGTTGGGTCTGATGGGAAATTAAAACCAACATTCCTAATTTCAGTCTTAGTTATTTTACCAATACTTTCGCTAGATGCTTCTGCGATACAGTATTGACCATCTGCAGAAGTAATAGTACTTACACCTGGAATTGAATAATAATTACCACCACCATCAGTAACAGTGAATTGAGATACAGCACCTAAAGCACCTAAAGCATTAGTTTGATAAGCTAAAATAGATGTAGTACCTGCATAAGAAACTTTTTCTGGAGTATCTGCTACAGTATATGTAAATGTATTTGTAGAACCAACACCAACTCTAACTTGATATGTTCCATCATAAACACTATCAAATAAATCTATTTCATGATTATTGAGAATATCTGTATCAATATCAATTTCTTCTTTTTCTATAGGAAGATCATTCTCAAATACTGGATCTAATCTATAATAAAGAGTCTCTGGTAGATACTTATTAACAGTTAATTCTAATTTAGCATCAGCATCTATACCAACTCTACCTGACTTCTTAACTTGGAAATCTTTAGTACTTGGATTTTTATTCCACTCTTTTTTACATGCACTATCAGCATATAATTTAAAATCAAATGCTGAATAAGATATTGAACCCTTACTATATGCCAAAGAAGAATCTGAAAGATTAAAGGTAATAGTAGAATCTTTATATACCTGTATTGGTGGATTTACTGGGTTAAGAGTTCCAGCAGAAGCACTTGTTCCTATTCCAACAACGATAGGCTTAAATCTAGTAGCATTATAGTAACTATTACATAATTTAAAGTTATTTCCATCAATTGGAACGGTATAATATACACCATTATCATTTAATCCATATGTAGGAGTAGTTGCAGTATGAATAACTTTTTGACCTTTAGTAAATCCATGATCAACTATAGTAATAGTATTTGTGGTAGATGTTATTCCAGCAGCAGTAAATGATTTAGCATTAAGAGTAAGTTTTCTATTATAATCATTATATTTTACAGTAACAATTCCAGTATTATCTGGATCAACATTAACAATAGCCCAATCATCGCTAACCATTCCATGAGTACCTGCTGTAGATACTGTTACGAGATTTCTTCTAACTTCACAAGTAATAGGAGTAAAATTAGTATTAAAACTATGATAGGTTCCCGTCCCTATTCCAGTAAAGAATAAAGTTGAAGAAAGTCTTGCTGTGCTTGCTATACCAACCCAATTTCCTGCTTCATTAACAAAAAGTTTGCAGGTTGAAATTCCAAGCAAATCTTTAGATATTCTATTAGCATAAACAGTTTGACCATTAGTTAATGTAGTACCAGTACCTGCCCAAATTTCAAAAGCAGGACTAGCACCAGTTGATCTAGTATCACCAAAAACACTAAGTGCGGCACCTACGACCCCTGTAGTGGCGGCAGAGACCTGTGACTTACAGCATAGGAGTTTTACCTTAGCTCCTGTTGCCGCCTGACTAGTCTTCGTTGTAGGCAGCACTGGTGGGGTAAATGCTGCAGTATAAATTGCCTCACCAACAGTATATCTTAAGTTGGAAATTTTTCCTGTAAAATACCTATCTTGGGAAGCAGCAGTCTTATGAGCACCAATATGAACTACAGTACCAGTACCTGTTCTAGTACCACTTAAAGTACCACTTGCTTCGACTACACCATTAATAAAGATCTTTCCAGCAGTGCCAGATAAAGATGCCGCAACATGATACCATTGACCAACTTTAACAAGATCACTAGTAGTTGTTATATTAAGTAAACTAGCACCAGCATCATTTTTTACTAGAAGATTTATATCACCTGCTTCACTAGATGAATAAGTTAATCCTATATTAGAAGCACTACCTACTGAAGTATTAAATATTTGACCTATTTTAGCATTTTGAGGAAATACCCAAGCTTCTATAGTGAAATTATTACTATTACCAAGTTCATAAGCACTATCTGTACTGGTTATATAATCACCATATCCATCAAAGAAGACTGAACCTTGTATTTCAGTGGTTGTAGCAGCAGCAACAATACCATCACCATCACCTGGAGAATATGATAATTGATCATCTTGCTCATATCCATGATTCTCAATATATAATGCCCTAGTTGGAATAAATGCATATGTTATACCAAGTCCTGCTCTAGTTTTATCAAAATAAACAGTTGAACCAATACCAACACCAACACTAGTTCCTACTCCAACATGATATGATGGATTAAAATAGAATTGCTTATTAATATCACCTTCGGTTGTTGATTTAAATCCTGCATTAATAATAAGTTTTCTTGGATCATCAAGAAGTGGAGTACTTGCAGTATGAGAGATACCTACAGTTCCATCAACTGCTCTCATTACTCTAATTCTAGATGTTTGTGGATCTACATTTAATACTCTAATTCTTTCAGTACCAATTCCAAGAATATCATTTTCTCTAATATTAGGATAAGAAAGATCTCCAGAAACTGTAAATTGTGTAATTATACCAGTTGCTGAAGTGGATCCAACACCAACAGTACTAGTTCCAATACCAACTAATTTCCAAGTAGCAGTAGTAATACCAATATTATAAGATCCTTCAATTAAAGAAGAAGTAGTTGAAAATCCAGTAAGATTAACTATATCCTTATGCTTGAAATTATGAGGATTATCAGCCCAAAGAATATATCTGCCATCAGATGTACCAGCAGGATAAACTTCAACTCCACTAACACTACTCTTAGCAACACTTACATTATTAACAACAGCACCTTTAAGTAAAGAAACTTTAGCTTTAGCACCAGCATTAGGATCCATTTCCAATGCCAATACACCAGTAACATTAGTAAGTCTAGATCCTTGTCTAACTGCTGCGGTATCTGAATTATCAAATACAACTTCATCATTAATCCTATAATTTCTTCCTCCACTACTCACACCAACAAAATCTACTACTCCACGACTTGTTGATAAGATATCAACTTTTTGTGATAACCTATTTGGTATATAAACATATTTGTAAGTAAGATTCTCTTCAATAAGATTATAAGGTTCAGTATTTCTAAACCAATTACCTTTACTCAAGTCAAATGCATCTTGAGTAGAATCTTTATCTAAATTAAATTTATTAGGAATAGAATGATAAGCATCACCAATCAAATATGGGAATTTTGGTTCTCTATATTCTAAGAAAGGACCAGCAGATGCTGCTGCAGTATCAACAGTTGCAAAATAAGCATAAGTTCCATTTGGAAATTCTGGAGTAATGCAATATCTTCCATTATTTTGATCAAGAACAGAATCATCATTTACATCATTATAAGTATAATCCTGAACAAAGAATCCTTCAGGGAAAAATACTTCAGAAGGTCTTTCCGCTTTTACATCCAGTTTATAACCAGACTTCATTTGTGTAACTACACCACCCCTTCTATCAGCATATCCATATGGACCATAAATTGGATTTCCATCATAAGCCCAACCAATTATTGGCGAATGGTCGGTAGAGGATACTTCTGTTCCATTTGCTTTTGTTAAATCTTTTTGACCATATAGTTTATTACCATCTTGATCGGTTGAATATACCGATTCTCTAAGTATTCTAGGAGCATACAAATGAGTATACTGAAGTCCATTATCACCCCATCCTTCAGTTATAAAACCATCATCTAAAGTAAATTGATCAAAGTGTTTTCCAACTAAATTTACATTCCATTTTTGGACAGTTGGTTTAAACTCTGCTCCACCTCCTGGAGTTACAGCAAAAGCTATTGTATCTGAAGTATATTGTTCACCACCATTAAGAACTTTAACCTCAATAACCTGCCCTTCTTGAGCACTACCCGTTTCGCCTAGTATCGGTACAACTACAGCACCAAATCCACCACCAAAGTCTTCTACTGCTAGATCTGGTGGAGAATTATATCCATTACCATAATTAGTAACTATAACTTCCTTAAGAGCACCACCTTCAACTTCACATTTTAATTGACATAATGTTCCAAAAGAAAGTGCTACAACGGGTTCTCTAATATAATCCATTATTGTAGATGAACCATATCCAATACCATTAGTCTTTATATGGGTATTGGTAATTGAACCTCTAAAAATTGGTTGAACTTTTGCTTGAAAATCTACTGTACTAACACCTACACGATCAGTTAT